ATGAGTAATAAAATACAAGACTTAAATATTGATTTTTCATTTAAAAAGAATAATGTAGATGAATTATTTTTTAACCTGAGCGAAAACCCGGAACACTTTAAAAATAAAGATTTCCGTTATACGCTGAGTATGATTTACCAGATAATAGAAGATGAATTTGCCGGAGTATTTCTTAGCCCGAATGCACCGACAAGAAATACGAACTTTTATCTTATAAATAAACCAACATCTTCCCCAAGAGTAAATCCTCTGTCTTTCTTCGTTACTCCGACAAACAATTTCCAATATTACCTAAAATCAAAAGGGTCATTATTCAGATTCAAATCAAGTGTCTTTAAAGATGAAGTCGGTTATTTTATGGCATGGGATATAATTATGGATTATTTCGGCGGATTTGGCAATGTCGTTGACCTTGCCGATTTAACTCCGACATTTATATACCTGAACAAATTAACATACTTTGTTATGAAATTAATCGAGAAATTATACTTCATTCCGACCGTAAAACGTTACGGACAAATGTTCAGAATTGTATATGAACCGATTATAAACAACCCGAAAATGGCACGCATTATCAATCAGTTTGAAGAATGTATGCCGGAAGATTTATTTATCGACGGAGAAGTGCCTAAGAACTTTGTATATGAGTTTATTTATACATACCTTAACTATCTGATTTATAAATTCCTCGGAATAAAAATGTACAGATTTAGTGAGGTAAAATCAGGACAGTATTTGCTGAAAGACCTTGAACAGAAAGCCGTTTTGAAAGGAAAAGATTTAGCAGAAAGTTTTGCACAATGGTTTGACGAACTTTATCTTGGTAAATACGACGTAATTCCGTTTTTCAAAATCGAAAACGCCGAAGATGATTTGTTCAGACTAAAAGTCTACATCAAAAACAGAAAGACAAATGAAAGCGTATTAATTGACAAATTATATACAGATGAAGAAGTTTTCGGAGCAAAAGCCTCTGATATTTCAAGAATTGTTGAAAAACAATTAAACTATGCACTGCGTTACATGCCTGAACTGGAAACTCTGTTTGAAGATGAAGATAAGTTGTATCTTGATTTAAACTTGAACGAAGTTTATAAAATAATTACCCAGACTACATATTATCTGCAGAAAGCACAAATTGAAGTTATTCTGCCGGAAGCGCTGCATAATATTGTAATTCCTAGAGCCTCAATCAATGCTAAAGTTAAAGAATCCCGTTCCGGCGATCTTTCTGACTTGATGAACAATGTTAGTTCCTCCAAAATATCCCTTGATGATATTCTGGAATTTTCGTATGAAATTTCTATCGGAAACGAAAAAATTTCATTGGAAGAATACCAGAAACTTCTTGAAAACAACAACGGACTAATTAAATATAAGAATAAATACGTTTTGATTGACAAAGAAGAAGGGAAAAAGATATTTGAACAACTTGCAAAATCAAACCTTAAATCAATGTCAAGAATGGAACTTATCCATGCCTCATTATCAGGGCAGTTTGACCAGTACGATTTTGATTACGATGCCGCATTTGCAAGGGTACTGTCAGACTTTACAAAACCGGTTGAAATGTCAATACCGAAGAGTTTGAATGGCGAACTAAGACCATATCAGGAAATAGGTTTACGCTGGCTGTGGACGAACGTAGTAAAAGGTTTCGGCGCGTGTATGGCGGATGACATGGGGTTAGGTAAAACTATTCAGGTAATCAGTTTGATTTTAAAAATGAAAGAAGAAAACAGACTAAAACATCCTGTACTTGTTATTTGCCCAACAACCCTTATGGGTAACTGGATGAAAGAACTCCAGTTATTTGCACCTTGTATAGATGCAGCAATTTACCACGGAACAGACAGAAAACTTGATGTTAACCACGATGTAATTTTAACGACTTACGCAATTATGCGAATTGACGTTGAAGAACTCAAAAAACAGCAGTGGAGCATGATAATTGTTGATGAAGCACAAAACATAAAAAATCCTGATACAGCACAAACACTTGCAATAAAAATGTTAAAATCAGACGTAAAAATTGCAATGACAGGTACACCTGTAGAAAACAGATTAACAGAATTGTGGAGTATTTTTGACTTTATTAATAAAGGATATCTTGGTTCACTGAGGGAATTCCAAAAGAGTTATGCCATCCCGATTGAACGATTTAAAGAACACTCCCGTGCAGGAAAATTGAGAATGTCTATTTCACCGTTTGTTTTAAGACGTTTAAAAACAGACAAAAATGTTATCTCAGACCTGCCTGAAAAAATGGTACTTAACGAATACTGTTACCTGTCCAAAATGCAGGCTGTACTTTATGAAAAAACACTTAATGAAATGATGACCAAAATCAGCGGATTTACGGGAGTAAACAGACGCGGAAACATCTTCAAACTCATTACGGCGTTGAAACAAATTTGTAACCACCCGTACCAATTCCTAAAATCAGGCGAAATGGGCAGAGAACTATCAGGGAAAATGGAAAAATGTATAGACCTTGTACAAAGCATAATTGATAACGGCGAAAAAACGTTAATATTCACCCAGTATAAAGAGATGGGCGACATTTTATGCAAGGTTATCGCACAGGAGTGCAATACAGAACCGTTGTTCTTCCACGGAAGCCTGACAGTATCACAACGAGAAACCCTAATCGAAAAATTCCAAAACGAAGATGAAAATAAGGTTATGATACTGTCACTAAAAGCTGGCGGAACAGGTTTGAACCTAACGAGTGCCACAAATGTTATCCATTACGACTTGTGGTGGAATCCGGCAGTTGAAGACCAGGCAACAGACCGAACCTACCGTATAGGTCAGGAGAAAAACGTAATGGTTCATAGAATGATAACAATTGGAACCTTTGAAGAAAAGATTGACGAAATGCTTAAAGCGAAAAAAGAACTTGCCGATTTGGCAGTTTACGAAGGTGAAAAGATTATCACAGAACTTTCAGACGAAGAGATTTACGAAATTTTCACCTTGTCTGCATAGGAGGGGTAAATGTATGTCGTGCTTAAAGACTACAAAGGTACTACCATTCTGGGGGGTAAATGTATAGGGTACTTAAGAACAACTAAAGGATCGTCATTCTGAGGGTGACGATTATTTTTGCCCGAAGAATCTTTTTAAAGAGGCGTCATTCCGGACTTGATCCGGAATCTATTCTCTCTCCCGACGGTAGAGGGAAAAATATATTTACCCCATTGTAAAGTTTTGTAAAATCACATGCCGTAAATTAAGCAATTTTGCCCATTAAAAATTTTTTATATATGAGTAAGTAGAATTTATACAAGGTATGAAAGAAAGGAAAGGTATTTTATCATGAGTATAGTGGGAAAACTAGGCTCTTTGGCATCAGATGCAGCATTAGTCAAAAAAAGAGTAGGAAGTTTTATTAAAAAGACACCAAAACAGGCACAAAAAGTTAACATCATTTCTGATGACATCACAAAAACTCCGGGAGTTTTAAACTTAGTAACCGGTACAAAAACATTCAGAGATGTCGGTGCAGGTATCAGGGTAGTTCAACCGGGTGCAGACACAAGATTGGGGCAGTTGGGTGTTGAAACAGTAACAACATTCCCTAAAGGATATTTCTTGGACTTCCCTCAAAAACTTATAGCATTACAGTTTAAAGGTGCAAAATCTGCAATGGGGTTACAGACTCCTCAAGAATTAAAAGCAACCCTTGAATTTGTCAAAGAAATGCAAAAACTTGAAAAACAAGCCGCAAATCCGGTTAACAGAGTTGTCAATGCACTGAAAGAAGCATTAACAACGCAACCTTCCTTAAAAAGTTAATCCCAATTATATAAAAAAGAAGGGGATTGCGTACAAATAGTATGCAACCCCCGTTCTTTGTGATTAAGTGTATGTTCATCACCTATGGTTTTTGAATTTTAGACAACACAAACTAAACGCCTGTTTATTAAGCGTACCTTTAACACTAATCAGAAACCGAATTCAACCCCTACACTCGTCGTTTTGCCAAAAAACCTGTTAGGGATTAACCTTCAGCAGTTAACTCTTCCCAGATGCTTGGTATAACAATTAATGCAGTGTAAACGATAAAACCGAATAAAATTAGATTAATTGCCATGATAACCTCCTTTGGTTACACATGTATTAATCCCATTTTTTGAAGTAAAATAACATTAATCGTATATTTGTTGTAGAAAGTTTACATAAATTAATAAAGATAATGGATAAAAATATAATAACTAAAGAACTCATAAATTCACTATTTTCAGGGCTTTGCTGCTCTCGTTGCAAGAATGATTTTTCCGAAAAATCTTTCAAAATTTTAGAAAAAAAAAGAGAGATTTTAATCTGTAATTTAACCTGCGAAAAATGCTCAAAAGATTTCGGTCAAATTGTTTTAAACATAAACCGCAAGTCAGAAAAGCACACTCCGCTTGAAATTATTGAAGGTCCTCCGCCTATTTCAGCGGACGATGTCTTAGATGCCCACAAGTTTATAAAGGATAATTTGTAAAGGATTTCCTTTATTTTCAATATTTTTGTAATACAATTACCGTATGAAATTTCCTGATATAAGAAAATATTTTTTTATTAACGCTGCGGCTATATGGAGTTATGTTGTTGTAGCGATGCTGATTATATATCGCAACGCAGATCTAAGCACCGGTATCCTGCCCATCGGATATAACTTTTTATTCCTGTTATGCTTAGTTGTTTTGGCAATTCCGGAAATAATTATTAGAAAAGACACCACTAAAAAGATTTTCCCTGAATTTAAACTAAACCTTAAGTTACCCCGCATTATTGAAATTCTTTACACCATAATATTTTATACCGGTCTTTTCATGGCAAGTTTTATGATTTTATATGTATTATGGAAATTTATTTGCAACTATAAATAAACTTAAATACAAACATTAAATATACAAAGGTTAAAGATTTAAGAATTTTGTAAATATTCCTATTTTTACCATTGACTTTTTGTGGGTTATAACCTACAATATATATAGGTAATATTTTATGACTGATAATGAACATTTAAAGCAAATTATTTATTACAAAACGATTGATGGACGTTGCCCTTATGCTGAATGGTTAAATTCATTAGACAACAAAACTCAATCAATAATTGATAACCGCATAGAACGTTTAATAGACGGTTTATACGGCGACCACAAAAAACTTTCCAACAGTTTATTATCTGAATTAAGACTTTTTGTTGGTAAAGGTTACAGAGTTTACTACAAAGACCTTACAAATGTTGTAATAATAATTGTTGCGGGCAGTGATAAAAGCGACCAAAAACGTGTTATTAAACAAGCAGAAAAATATCTTAAAGATTTTATTGAAAGGAACTCAAAATGACAGATTTTGCAGAAGAATTTAATTTAGATATGGCTAAAATCATGGCTAATTCAATTAAGCATGAAAATTTTATACATGACAAATTGCAAGATAAAGAATTTCAAAGAATTTATCTTGAAACTTCACTTGAAGAATTTGCAAAAGACGGAAATATAAACGCTTTTATTCGTTCACTTCAATATGTTGTAAAAGCACGTGGACGTGGTGCAATATCAACACTTGCAAGAGAATTAAACATGGATAGAAGCAATCTTTCAGCTATTCTCAACGGAAAAGTGCAACCAAAAATCAGCACCACATTAAAATTGATTAATGGTTTAGGTTATAAAATTGAATTAAAATCAGCATAAAAAAGAGGATTAGGAAAAATCCTATCCTCTTTTTAACTGGAGCAAAAGGGGCAAAACTAGAACTTTTAATCAATGAATATATAATCCAATTAAAAGCACCCGAAACCGCGGTTATTATTCATTTAATGGACTATTTTAAAAGATTAAAAACGGCATAAATTCCCTTAACAAAACTTTAAAAACGAGACTTTTTTCAAAGTTTTTAACGGAACCGTTTTTTTGTTTTTTAATTTAACATTTTTTTATTTTTTAATTTTTTGGAATCCATGATTATTTCAAGAAAAAATCGGTTTTTTGATTTTAACTTTTGAAAAAATCCTTTAACAAATATAACTTAACAATTATTTTTTAATTTGTCTTGCTTATTATTAGCGTAAATATTGAGTTTCCGGGTTTTATTCTTTTTAACTTGTTTTTATTTTGTTTAACAAGTGTTAAAACGGGATAACCTTTAAGGGATAGGGCCTCCGAGATATCCGCGAGAAATTTTCAATTTCCAAATGTGAAAAAATAGGGCAGTGAAAAAGTGCCGGCGTGCGGGACAACAACCCCCGTCCTTTTTCAAACCCGGGACAGTACCTTGGAGGCGAAAACGGGCGTCGTTATTGAGTTTTGACGGTTATCCTCTTGTTACTTTCAAAAGCATAAAGGCCCGGGCCTCGGGTCCGGATTCAACGTGTAAATTTATTTTGATTTTTCGACGTTAAAAAATCAAATTGTAAAATATTGTAAAAGTTTTTTATATTTTGATTTTTTAACACTTGAATTTCAAAAATATAAATGTATAATGTTAATAGATTGACGGATAAGTTAATCAAATAACTAAAACGAAAGGTGGCAACAATGCAAAGAATAATCATCAAAGCGGACAAAGATTTCGACGGATATGTAATCGGCATATTTGAACAAAAGGACGGAACATTCCAAGCATTGACGCCGACGGTTTCAAGAGAATTTAAAACTCTTGCCGGTGCAAAAAGATTTTTAAAAAGTCGCGGTTATAAAGTAGCATAAGAACAAAAGGAGACAAAATGATATTTACCGAGCAACAAAAAGCGGGACAAATAAATTTCTTATTCAAAAAATACGGGAGCAAAGAGAACGTTTACAAGGCTCTTGAAATAGGACAACAAAGAGCAAAACAAGCCGGAGACGAATTGACAGTCCAAAAGTTCTCCGAATTGATTTCATATTTCGACCGAGAACTTGGCGTTTTTAGTTTGCCGGGTTAAGTTAAGGGGACGGATTATGCCGGAGACAATTATAATTCGGGGTTATAATATAAAGGACCTCGAGTTCGTCGGATTTTGGGACGCCTGTTTGTTTAAAACATCGAATGATTCAAGCGGGATAAGATTTAAAACAAAATCCGGAGAATACTTAAATATAAGTTACAAAGAATTAAATAAAATCAAAAGAGAGATTAAACGATGTTAAAGTATGATTTTAAAGCAATGAAACCCGAAAAATTAAGTTTTTATATTGAACAAGAAATAAACCCCATGGATTTATCAAGGATTAGAATTGAATTATTTAAAAAATTATCACTCGACAAAATGAAAACCGGGGAAATTTGTCGTTTTTATGTTAATGAATACGGACAAGAGGTTGTTTATAGCATTAAAAAACTTGATAATGAAAACTCATTTTTTAAAAGTTATGAAATAAAAAAATTCTTATTTAATCGAGCCTTGTTTGATTTAGAGGTAAAAAAACAACTAATGAACCCTAAAATTGAAATTAAAATGAGCGAGGACGAATTTAAAAATTTTAAAGGAATAATGGAGGATAAGCAATGCAAATAAAAGAATATGAGGACGAATACTCAATCCGAATCGAGTTTTATATACATCGGGCCGTACATAAAACAAAACATATTATCAAAGCAATGTTTAATCGCAATGAAAACGCGATTTTTAATCATAAATTGAAAATCGTTGAGGAACTCGACGAGAGCGATTTCCAATTAAAAGGACGTAAAAAGGAGATAATAAGAGAATGGAGCAAGGTTGACCCGCGTTTCGAGGAAATTTACAAGGATTTATACCCCCGCGGCGGCTCGAGAAAAAACGCCGGACGTCCCCAAGGTTCAAAGACTAACAAAACGGAGAGATTAAATCAAACCATAAGCAAAGAGGAAAAAGAATTATTGAGCGAGGTTTTAAATAATTGCCGCAAGGCCGAGGAAAAATCTCAAGAGGAAATTAAAGCCGCTCTCGCTCCGATATTTCGGAGAATTGATGAGAGTTTCGGCGACGATGAGGCCGGCCGCGAAAAATGGAGAAAAAAAGTCGGAAATATCAATCCAATGTTTTTTCCTCAACTGCTCGAATATATCGTTTTATTCGGAATCGATAAACTCCTCCCAAAAGAAAAAGAGGTCGAAAATTTATATTTGCCAAACGACCCATATATAAGAGTAATGAGCCAAGAACAAAAACCGGCCGAAAAAAGCACTAAAAAGGAGACAAAATGAGGGAGCAACTTCAAGAAATAATTAACATTCTCGAACGTGGAGAAAATCTCCCTTGCGGGTTTGACCGTTGCACCGTCGGAGGGAAAATTGTTTCAATGTGTCATGATGAGATAACGGACCGCGGTCGAACTTGTATGTTAAAACAAAGGAATCTCGCGATTCAAAAGTTAAAAAATTTAATAAACAATGTCTCAAATATACCGAAACAACTATAAACAAAGGAGTAAAAATGAACAAAGATATTAAAATTTCAATAACCGGAGATACCAAAGAGAGGGAAATTAAAACTCCGGAGGATTTTCAAAAGGCAATTCAAGAGGATTTTGAGAAATATTTTCGTTATAAAATATCGAATCCGGAAAATATCGACACTTTTAAACAAACTTTAACACAACGTATTCAAGAATATAAAAAAACACGCGGCAAAGGTCCGGACGGTTCTTTTTATTACCATGATTGCGACGAGTGTTTGTTTCTTGGCGGTTTTGTTGATTGCGAATTAACCGGAGAAAATGTTTTAAATGCCTCTTATTTTGATTTATACGCACATGAAAGAGAAAATCGTCTCGAATTGATTTCTCGATATGGAGACAACCCGGGCGATTATATTTCATTTGCATTATTTTATGAAAACGGAAAAATTATCCATAACCCGACAATTCAAAGAATATCAAGCATAAACGAGGCTTTTAAAAGATATATTAAAAGGAGATAAAGAAAAGCGTATAAATGCGATATTTGCGGCGGCATTATCCCATGCGGCGAGGGTTATTTAATAGAATTAAAACCGCAAAAGGTTTACCCTTCTACTTTCACGCTTCGCGATTATGCCCTCGAAAATCATTTTATAAATAAAAATAAACTAATATTTTGTCGAGAATGTTTAATGAAATTCGGAGATTCCATAAAAGATAACGACGAAATGTTCTCAATATCTGAAATTTAAACAATTAAAAAATAACCGGTTATTTTTTAACAATTTAAACAATTTTAATCGGTTATTTTATTAACGAAAAAGTTATTTGATGATTAAGTTATCATAAAATTATATTAACCCGTCTTAAAATCGATTCTAGCGGGCGGAGATTTAACATTTTTTTAAATTACAAAATGCAATTTTTACAACTTTAAATTTTTTGTCCCGGAGCGTCCAAGAATTTTAATTTTCATTTTTATTTTATAACAAAATTTATAACCCCGTCTTTATTGGCTTTTAACCATTTTCCCGACGCCCGGAGAATGGTTTTATAAAAAATAATGTCCCGAAACGACCAAAGAATTTAATTTTTCGGTCAAAAATATTCCTCAAAATTATTCCAAACTTTATTCCCCGGGATAAAATGAACAAAAAGCGTCTTTTTAATTACAAAATTGATAAAAAATGAACAAAAAATAATCTTTTATGAACAAAATCATCGAAAAATGAACATAAAAAAAGGGTGTTTCCGTTTTGGAAATACCCTTTAATTTTTTATATTATCTGCAGACAAAAAACGCAACAAAAAACCCGGACCGGAAAAATCCGATTCGGGTTCAATGCGAGTTTATGGAACCATTGGTCCCGTACTCATTCGGAGGAGCGAATATGTCGCCAACACGCCGGCATAATGTCTCAAGTTATACCGGTTGAACAAAGAAATCTCTTTCCGCCTTGCGTCTTTTAACCAAGCCCGGGAGAGCAACGGTTTTATAAGTTCCGTTCGGCTGTCGGACTTTGGAATAAACCCACCGTCCAAACTGACCGGCGGCGTCATTGTATTTTTTTGCATTTAAAAGTTTTAACAATGTTGAGGACGCAAAATTTCCATAACCGACATTATATTCAAACGAGACAAGGGCGTCGAATTGGTTTTGATTTAACGGAACCTTGACGAGTTTTGAAACGTTATTTTCATGGATTGTAATATCGTTATTGAAATATGAATCCGCTTGTTCCTTTGTAATAACTCGGCCTTTAACGACATCGGAGCCGGTGTGTCCGTAACCTATCGTCCAAATTCGGGCCGGGCAAAGATAAGCGTTAAGCCTTAACCCCTCTTGATTTTTAATAAAATTTTTAATTTTTTCCGACGCTTTCATTATAATTTATCCTCCAAGTCATGTAATCGGTGATTCTCGACCTTAATTTGTTCTTTTAAAACCGAGATGTCATTTTCGTTTTTGTATGTCCTCTCGATTAGATTATTATGTTTCTTTTGGTCCTTTTCTAAATTTGTTAATTTTTCCTCGAACTTTCCCATTTTATAAGCGACGTAAAGTCCTTGTATTATAACCGTAACAAGTATTCCTAAAAGTTCATAACTCATTAACGCCCCTCCTTGTCGAAAAAGTCTTGGAAATGGGCCGGAGTTATGCACCAAGCCGGCAAATTATACGCCTTGCAAATTTCGCCGGAGCATAACGCCATATATTCCGAACAAATTAACCCGTTGCGATTCTTTTGTTTTCCGTTTGAATGAAAAATCGCCGCATGTAATAGCGAACGGATATCCCCGAGCGAATAAGGTTCTCCGAGATGTTTTTTCAATTCGAGAGGGTGGAGTTTGTGTTCGATTGCGACAAATTGGTTTAAAGAATTTCCCTCAATTATTTTCCAAACCTCGACGCCCATTCTACGAACGCCGGACGGAATTTCGATTGTCTTAAATCCTCTCGCGTGAGATTCGTAAATATGCCATTCTCCCTCCTCGAAAACAAGCCCGAGAACGTGTGTCGGGATTTTCTTTGAGTTTTTCGCATAATCTTTTGAATACTGACGGATTTTTTTTGAAATAAGGCCCTCTCCGTACTGTAAACCGATATAAGTTTTATTTTTGTTTAATTTTGAAAAATCAATCATTCCGCCTCCTCTTTGTGTTGTTCCTTGTATCTTTTCGACTTCTTTTTGAGTTGTTTTTGCAATGCTTTATTTGCCTTGCCGATTGCCTTTACGCTTGCTTGAGCGATTTTCTTTTTAACATCGTCTGGCAATGACGGGACGCCATGTGTTGTTAAATATGCGTCCGCCGCCTCGAACGCCGCGAGGATTGCTTTTTCCTCCAAAGTATCGATTTTCTCGTTCTCATCGAGATTTTTTAAAACCTTGTCGGCGATAAAATCCTCGATTGATTCTCTTTTGTTGTCGATTACGACATAAATTTTTTTTAAAAACATTATTTAATCTCCTCAAATTGTTTTCTTGATTGATTTTCGACAATTTTTGCATTTTCAATTTTGCGACGGATTGAGTTTATTAAATCCTCAAGCAAAACAAACCTTGAACCGCAATCCGAGCATTTTAAAGAGAAAAACGTCATTCCGGAATTGTCCTCGAACGTTTCGGAAACCTCAATTTTTGCCGATTTACATATCGGGCAAGAACACTCCGGAACGTTTGCCTCGATTCTCTCGGTTTCGGATTCTTTTTTCATTGCATTAAAAACAACCTCTGCGGCTTGAGAGGCGGAATCATTCATAACAAAACCTCCTTTTTTGTTGAAAAAGGGGATTCGTCGTTAATCCTCTTTTTAAAGTCCCCGCAAATACGACGGCGGTCGAGGCGTCCCCCCCCTTTTTTTTCGGGACATTTTACGTCCTTGTACTTCGGACAACTCGCGGCATTTCCTCCGGACGTGGTGATTTATTTTTTCGGTTTAAAAAGAGAGCGGCGTCATTCTCGCCGCTCTCTCATAAACCCTCGAATCGTCGCGAACATCTCCGCCGGTCAACTCGAAATCTTTTTCATATAATATACTCGCCGGACTATTTGAGCATTAAAAAGAGGCTTGTCCGGTCGAACCTTGCAAGGTGTTTAAATTCTCGATTGTTTCGTCCTTTTTTGCAATTTCCGAGCCATGCTCTTGGAATATTTCGTCGAGTTGCTCGTCCGTAATGGTTATATATTGTTTAATATACTCATTTAAGAAACTATCACCTCTAAAAACTCGAGAACATAAATCCCATGTTGCTTTTAATTCCATATTTGAGGCAAGAACCCCGAGTAAATCATTATAATTTACGCCGCCCGGGAGTAAAACATATTTATAAAAATCAAGTTTTGTCATGGACAAACCGCCGATTTTGATTTGTTTCTCCAAAACTTCCGCCTCGGCAAGAGTTATCAATTCCCAATCCTCGGGAATGTCGCCAAGTTCGTCAATGTTTTTAACTTCCACCCCGTCGGACGTTTGTTTTTTCATTTTGTGCGTGAATCTGTAATCTTTTAAAACAACCCATTCCCCGTTCTTAAAAATCGGGGTTTCATTTTCTTTAGTTTCGGGCGGAATCTTTAAAGTTCCGTTTGTCGGAATTTCCCCGCCGTCGTATTTTTGCGAACAAAATAATTCGCCGTTTTCTTCGTTGTAGATAAAAAGTTCGGTCATTTTTTATTATCCTCCATAGTTTTAACAAAATTTTTAAATAATTTTTCAACCTCGTAAACGCTTTTTCGGGCGTGTCTGAAAAGCATTGAACCCTTCCAACTTGCAAGGCTGATTTTTATGTGTGAAATATTCAAAACCCCATTTAAAACAAGTTTAAACTGCCGTTTTAATCGGCGGCGTTCTCTAACAATACAAGAACGGCAAGCCTTTTTAATAATTTTCTTTGTATCGGTTATAAAATAGCGGGTTTTTAAGAATTTAAAAGGCTGATTTAACGGAATTATTTTTGTTTTCTTTTCGTTAAGGATGATTCCGATTTCGGAATACATCTTTTTCAACTTTTCGAGGAATAATTCAAGTTTTTGTTTATCCTCGTGGATTATATAAGAATCGTCCATATATCGCCCGTAATATTCAAATACGGATTTAATAAAATGGTCGATTTTGTTTAAATAAATAATAGCGTTAAATTGACTAACCTCCGAACCAAGCCCGAGTCCTTTTTCATAAATTGTAATAAAACTTTGACACAAACGGCACAAAAGAGGGTCGCTTATATTTTCCTCATAAAATTTTAATATTATATTTTGGTCGAGGTTTTCAAAATACTTTTTAAAATCAATTAAAAGAATATAACCCGAATCGTGCTTTTTTAAAAATTTTCTTAATTGTTGTTCAAATAGTTTTGCGGCAAATAATGTCCCTTTGCCCTTTTGGCTTGCCGAGTTTTCTTTTATTAAACTTTTAAAAAATTTCGGTTGAATAACCTCCAAACATAGCGTTTTTTGAATTACTCTTTCGGCAAAATGTAAACTTTGAATAAAACGGGCTTTTCCTCTGTCGTTTCGTATAAATTGAATAACGCCTTGTCGAACATCCTGTCCGCTTAAAAGTTTTTGTTTTGCCTCATAATTTTTAAAAAATACATTTAATAGGTATCGTTGAACCGACTCTTTAAACATTACGCCTTTTGCGGCGTGTTTAAAGCCATTGTAAAGAGCGGCGTTCGTTGCAATATCCTCAATAGAATATTCTTTTTTGTTCTTGTTTCGTTTTAATTCCCGGCGTTCTCGCCGTCCGGTTCGCCTGCTCATCAGATTAGCCCTATGTTATTTATGTACTTTGTACGGACAATCCAACTATAAAAAATAATTGACCCCTTGATTGTTTTTGCCCATTGAAACCCCCGAGAATAAAACGAGTTATAAGTGGCAAATTTACCCGCTATGCACGCAAATTATATAATCGGCGGCGAACGCTCGTAAGTTACAAAGTACCTATTTATGAGGTTTTACCCTCAAAGGTTATACGTTCCTTTCATTTAATCGCATTGTTTTCGCTTTTTCAAGTTACTAAGTCAAGCATAAAAGAAATCCAAAGCACGCCGAAATATTCGTATTCGTGGCAGAGTTGTTGTTGACATTCCCGTTCCCGTTCACATTGCAGACATTCGTCGGATGATTACCGGACGGACTAACAACGCATAACCTATTTTTTAATTATTTTATTTGATTTTTTCCATGCAATAAGTAAATTCCTTTCTATGCAAAGTAAGTCGATAATTTTATCTAAACTTTTAATCGTTACTTTATCGACCGTATTTTCAAGTTTAATAATTAAATTTTGTAATTGATAACAATTCGCTATCGCCTTAACTTGATAGCGTTTTCTTAAAGCCAATTCCGAATCCGATGTCGGATAAATCGAATTAGCAAAACTTATATTATCGACTAACTCGTCAACCTTGTTTATGAGAGGAACGCCAATCAAAAGCCGCCACTTTTTCGGGACATATTTTTCGTTTACACAATATTTTGTAATCTCGGTTTGTAATTCAAGAGCCGTAATTTCAAATTGCGTCCCTGTTGTTCCTCTTAATCTTTTAAATACATCGCTCATTTTTTAATTTTACCGTAAAAAAAAATTTTTGAAATCCGACCCACAAGGGGTCGGATTAAAGATTCCAAGATTAGCCAATACGAAAGCCAAAGCACGCCGAAATAGTCGTATTCGTGGCAGAGTTGTGGTTGACATTCCCGTGCCCGTTCACAGTGCAGACATGCGTCGGATGAGTACCGGACGGACAACATAACCAATAATTAGAACGCTCGTGCGTATTTGCCCCCGTCTTAACCCTTGTTTGTTGTCTGAATAACGGATACATTTTCGACAAATTACGGGTTAAGTTGTCAAGATTTGCTCCGTCGTTGTTTCTATTGTATGAGTTTGGCTGATAGCCGCAGATTTCAACTTCATGCGGCACCCAAAGTTTCCCCATATCGTGCCATTTGTAGCCCGTCGGATAATTTACTTGTTTATTCCCGTCGTATTGTTCTTCCTGCCAATTCCTTTTTTGAATTAAAACATTTTGACAAGCCTGCGGCAACATTTGTAAAACGCCGCCCGATGAACAATTCAAGCCGTGTTTTAGTCCACCTTGAGCCGCCGTTGAATAATTATTTACGCCGTTTAAAATAGCGTAAATTCTTGACGATTTCCAAGGGTTTTTCTCGGCTGATGTTCCGTTGTTTGTGTTGCCTTCATTCCATACCGAACAAGTTTCCAAGGTTTCAAGCGAAATAAAATCTATATGATGAGGAATCGGCGTATCGCCTGAATTATAATAAGTATCGATTCCTGCGACTTGCATTTTATGTTGTTGATTTGCCGCTACATTGAAAACACCCCCGATAGTTCCGCCCGATAATGTAACGGGGATATAATCGCCGATATGGATTCCCGAAAAATTAACCGCTCTAATTCTCGCTTGAATCCACGCCCAGGGGTCGCCGTTGTGTTCGTTTTCGATTTCTTCGGCGTGTATTTGTGTTAAGTCCACGCCCTCATAAAGCCCGTCCAAGCGTTTAATTACATTGTCGAGGTTTGTATCTTTAAGTCCTTTTGTAAATTCCACCGAACCGTCGGCGTTAATATGTAAGAATTCAAGCCACGCCGCAGAGTCGCTTAAAGATGCAGCATTTTCGGAGATAAGCGATTTATAAAAATAAATTACATCGTTTTCGGGTTTTATAACGATTGAACATTTATTATAAATGCTTGTATTACTATATAAAACGGGGGCGATATTACCCAAAGCCGTTAAAAATTGTTTGTTTGTGTTTCCGTCCTCGAGAATGTTGTTCGGTTTAATTCCGGCAAGTTGCAAAACTTGATAAAGCGGATAATATAAATCTTGCATGTGTTCGGCGACGGTTTGCGTCCCGTCCTGTGTCCCGGGGCTTGTTTCGTTTTTAAACGCTCCGAATGGTTTATTTGCTGATTCGACCTCCGACGGTGAATAATAAGACATTTTTCTCATTTTATTTTCTCCTTTAATTAATAACTTTCAAATTGCATATTGCTATTGTTTGAGCCGGTTTCTTTTGCAGTACAATTTTTGTTAATAACTCGTATTGTTCGCCGGTTATCGGCTCGTCGCTTGTTATAAAGAAACAATTTCGAGAACCTCCCCGGATTCCATATTGCGAATATGTGTCAAGTTCTAAATTATAACTTTTGTAACCGAAAGAACCATATTGAGACGCACTCTTGCTACTTAATATGCATGGGTCGTATTTTCTCCCCTCAATATCAATATTTCCGTTTCCGATTTTGCGGTTTAAATCCTCTCCGTATCTTATAAAATCGTTTGTTTCTTTTAATTTTTGATTATAAGAATATGAACCGTAAAGAGAAACCGAATTGGAATAAACGGGTTTAACCGGCAAATTCTCTAAAATACGAACATTCAAAGAGGCTTTTTTTAATGCGTCTTGTAATGGTTTCCAATTAAGAGAGCCGTTTAACATGCTCCATTGTGCCTCTACATTGGCGGCACGTTCCGCAATACTTTTATTTTGAAAATCTCTGATTCCGAAAAGGTCCTCGTCGTTTATAATATTATTTTCATCTTCAAAAAATGTCGGAAAATGCGTATATTTTAATTTTATAAACCGTTCTTTTAATTCCACCAATGGAGAAACGAGAACCTCCAAAAATTCGGCCATGAATCCGACCGGCGTCCTCCACGCTCGACCGTTTCCGAGCAGTTTTTTAAAAGAGATTTCAACGCTTTTATTTTTCATCATTTAACCTCCGCAAGTGCGAGTTTTTGTTGACGGTCCGTTGTTTCTCTTTCTATGTACCGAACAACGCAAGCAGACAACTCTTTAAATTGTTCTTTGACGTCCTCGGGTATTTCATAGCCGGAATTTGATTTAAAAACAACATGGGGAGAATTTATCGGCAACGGAACATTTAAACCGTTCTTTTTGAGTTCGTATTGACCCGTCAAAACAACTCCGGTTTTTGAAAACGAAACGCAAGTTATTTTAACGTCGTCTCGATGTTCCTCAATCTCTGTTATATCGACAAAAAAGTCTTTTAAACTTTGCAAGGCCGCCAAAAACTCGTCCTCGGGTTTTTCGATTCCTTTAATTTTCATTTCCTTTTTTGAACTTTGACCCTCAAACTTGTATGAAATCTCCGGAATATCTTTTTTTATTTTAATTTTTGTTATTGTTCCGTTAAATGATTCTTGAGTTTTTTTGTTTTCTTTTTCTCTCTGTTTATTTTGAATTTTAACAACTTTATTATTCCCGGATTGTTTGCCGGGTTTTTTACTTTGAGCCATGATTTTTTCCTCCGAATTTTTATGACAATTTGATATTTGTTCCGTTTATTTTTAATTCTGATAAATACGCAAGGCAACCAACGCCGAGGGTCGTTTCATCGATTAAAATATCGGAACTATTTTTTAAATTAATTGTTGTAAAGGTTTCATTTCCGATAATGTTTGAAATTTCTCTCGATAGTTGTTGCACGTTGATTTTTGCGTCCGCCTCGTCATAATTTAAAACAATTAAATGAGGTTTCTTTGAATCAAAATAATTAATTAAGGCATTTTTTATTAAATCGTTATAACCGATACTTGTTAAACCCGTTATTTCTACTTTAAAAGCGGTATAATTCGGAATTAATAATTTAACTTTTGCATTTAACGGCCGTCTGTCGTGAACATTTGCCTCGCTCCCCTCGATTGAATTTGCAACGGCGAGCATTTGTCCGGAACCTGTTAATTCCTTGAATTGTCCGTCCTCCCAAGTCGGAAACGGGTTCGGAGATACATTTCCGGAGGGGGTTCTATTTAAACCACTTCCGGAGGCGACAATATACAAACTTATTAAACCCTCGGTTATAATATAAGGAAACGCGTCAATAATTCCGGGGACTTCTGTCGCCCAAATAAAATAATCGACCGCACTTCCGCCTTGAGCCTTATTTCTGAAACGAAATAAAACTCTTTTTCGATAATCTTCGACGTCCTCGTCCTCGGTTCCCTCAACGGCAATGTTTACAACTTTTGCCGCGGACGGGATTCCGTCGTATGGGTTCGTAATTTGCAATTCTTCTCCGGTTGTTAAATTGCCAACCTCACCCGATGTCGTACATTGAGCGGTCGCCGCAATTGTTCCGTTGATTGTATTAACCGATGAAATTGTTTTATAGATGAGGCCGGATTTTAAATGCTTATAAATTGTTCCCGCAGATAATGATTGAGCGGAAACGTCGTTTAATTCGATTGTTAAACTTGTTGCCTCTCCATTTTTATAATTAATTCCGACAAGGTTTCCCCAAAATTTCAACATCGCAAGGCCGCAAGTTTGCGGGAAACATTGTTTATAAATCCATGTCGCAAGTTGCCAAAGTGTCCCCGCTACGCCCGCAATAGCGTATGCAAGAGAACGGACCGCCGCTTTTTCCAAAAGAGGAGCGGTGTCGCCGTATTTGTTGCGGAGAGTTGTATATTTTGCGATGATTCCGTCGTAAATTTGCTTTATTGTCTTTATTTCAAAATTTGCCATAATTTTAAATCTCCCTTAAAACGAGTTTTTCGTTTTTCCATATAATCGCGAATTTGCAATCCTCGCCGTCCGGTTCGGTTATTGTAATTTCAACGTTTATTTTGCCCGTTATGTCTCCGGAGGCAAAAACGCCGATTTCTTTTGCGATATTCTCATCGATTAACCATTTTAGGGCGGTTTGTGCCGCCTGTTCGACATCTTTTAAATTTTTGGACGTTACCGGCAAGGATAACAATTTCTCGAACTTTCGGTCCGTTTTATGCTCTGAATAAATATTATAAAAGGCGTCTCCGTTAAATAAAGATAAATAAACTGCAGTAAAAAACGTTCCGTCTTGTTGAATATCACCGCCCCCGAGAGAAAATTCTCCGCCGTCGCCTTTGTCTTGTAAAAAAAATTCCATTTTTCCTCCGAATTAAATTGACGTATTAACTCCCGCAGACGAGATTGTCCCTTTATAGGACCCCGCCGAACTTCCGGACGTAATATCGACCGTTATTTCATCGCCAAGTCTCGCTATTGGTTGACCTCCGACGCCGAGGTTTGTTGTTCCCGCCGCAATATTTACATTTGCCGCCGAAACATTAACATCGCCTTGAGTAATGAGAGAAACGTTCCCATTGACAACGATGTTCAATTCCCCGGAATTATTAACCTCGATTGTTCCGTCATTGCGTAAATAAATTTCTCCGCAAACGTTCCCGTCGCTTGCATTAACCGCGTAAATTCTTTTCTCCCCGGGACGAGATTTTCTTAAAATATTGTCTCGCCATGCAAATATTACGGAATTTGCGGGATTTTCTCCGATTGTCCCGGCGAGGCCCTCACTTATTGAGGGCGGATTGTAGTCATCGCCGCCCGAGTGAAATTGCACCGGTTGAACGTTTTGTCTTTGGTATAAACTAACTTTAAAAAAACGATTAACGCCCGCGATGAATCGTTCTTTAATGCTTGCTTTTAATAACATTTCTCCTCCACTAAGCACAAAGAGGCAAGGCCTCCGGAATAACTCCGGTATAAACACATGGGAGCGTTAAAATTATCGTCGTTTTATCAACCTCGCGGATAATTTTCTCGATAATAAAATCGGTTTCCTCAAATATGAACGCCGAATCCCATTTTATAATGCTTAAATTGCCGCTCTTTAATCGTTTATGTTCATTTAAAATAATTGTTGTTTTAAAGTGTTCTCCAATGTCTTTACAAGCGATTTGAGTTGCAAGAGATTTTAAACCGTCGGCGTTATAATCGTTTGAATTGAATCTTTTTGTAACGGGTCGAGGAAACGGGATTGTTACCGTTTCCGATTTTGATGTCGGATATTGCGAATTAACTTCATAATAACGAGCGAGTCCGTCCGTCTGAAATTTTGATGTTATAGATTTAACCCCGGTACATTCGCCCTCGATGAAATTTATTTTTTCTTGTTCCTCAATCGCTAATTTGCCAACGAACAACCCGTCTCCGGTGTCCGTCAACAAAAGGCCTTTTGATTTACAAAGTCTATACATAAAATTAAACGTTTTTTCGTTAATTTTTGCCGTAAACGATGTTCCGATTTCATTTTTAAATATTTCGTCGAGTTCTTTTGCGTCTGAAAATTCGATTTTAATTCCAAAATAACCGGCAATGTTTGTTAAAATTTGTTTTAATGTTAGATTTGTAAACTCCAACGGATAAGGCGTGTCGGTCTCAATTAAAACGCCGGCGTCGGATTTAATTTCAATTTGAATCCATGTTGTTCTCTCGTCCATACAAGGGACAATGTTTGCGACATAACCTTTTAAAAATAAACCGTCCTCGTCGTAAACTTTAACGGATTCGTTGAATTTGAAATCGTATTTTTCCTCCCCGTTGCATATAAAAACCGCACCTTTAATCGAACCGAGAGCGTCGATTAACTGATGTTCCGGGAAATTATTATAAACTTTGTCTCCTTTTTCGACCCTCAATCCCTCTCCGGAGATTTCCTCGTCCTCGTCCTCCTCCGGAGCAAGAACGCCGCCCGATGAAACATTATTGTTCATTTTTTCAAGGTCGCCGGCCTTGTCCGGCGTTCCGTAAACCCTCCTTGAAATATCGTCCCAAGAGGACGAGCCGTCTTTTATTAGTTCTTTATACATATATTTTAACCTCTGAACCTCTCTCGATTAAGAAAAATTCATCGTCTTGTAAATTATTTGTTTTGATGAAATATTTAATCGCCTCGTCCGGATTTTCCGCGAATTTTTCCGGATAATTTTCATATACTAACTCAATGACCGTTTTGTCCTCGCTTAAAACGATTGTTTTTTCGATTTTAAGTTCGTAAGATTGATTCAATATTTCACCGCAAGCCGCCCCGACAAGTTCGGTCAAGCCGGAATCGCGAATTATAGTATCGTTTAGGTCCTCAATTCTTGAAATTTGTTCCTCGACAAATTCCGTCCATGTTTGTTCAAGGTCCGCCAAACCTTTCGCGGTATCGACTGCGTCTTTTCTTGTTTCAAAGTTTGTTTTAACGGTATTTGTACATAATGCGGACAATGCGGACGTTGCCGCGGTGTCATTTATTAAAAGGTTGTCGATGTCTGATTTTTGAATCCTTATTGAACTTGTCGGCGATGATGATGTTATCAACGTTGCGATTAAAGTTTGCCAAGAACCCAAAACGGACGACGTCCCCGTCGCTGAATCAAGAATCGACGACAAAGAAAAATCGGACGCCGCGTTTTTAACCTTTGACGCTAACGACGCCGCTTTCGACATAACGATTTGTAATTGAGACGTCATTGTAAAAGCGTTTGACATTACATTTTGCCCCATGATGTCCGTCATAATTGAATTAAGACTTATATTGTTTGCGGTTGATAATGCGGCCGAAACGTTGTTTAACATTTTTGTATAAGAGGCCGTAAATTTTTGCATACGGGACGAATCCGCGGCAACATTTGAAACTGCGTCGGATAAGTTCTTGGCGGTGATTTCATTCGTTTTTGTCGCCGCCTTTGCAACTTCTTTTTTTCCGCTTGATTTTGATTGCGGATAATTTGTTTTTGAGGTTTCGTGGAAATTTACCGAAACAACGGTCGAATTGAGATTTTCAACAAGTCCGTTTTTAACCGAAAAATCAATAACATTAACCGTTAATTCCCCCTTATAAGGGAGAATTAAACGGGATTTTCCTCTCTCGCATAATGCGTCCTCGAATAAATTTGATTCCGAATCGTGTTTTTCTCCGATAAAAATAAAATCGAGATTGACATCACGTCCCGCCATTCCTAAATCGGTGAACGTGTCGTTTGAATCTGTGATTTTTTTCGTTGTTGATTTTTTCGGTTTTGGATTCTCTTTAATAGTTCCAACGTGTTTTCTTTTATAACCGGATTCCAACGTCTTTAAATTAAAAATCGTCCCTTTTGGAGAGGTCCAAACGACGCCGCGGTCTTGCGATAATATATCAACCATTTTTTAATTTTTCTCCTTTATTATGCCGGATTCAAATTTAAACCGTTTTCCCCGGTTAAATTTAATGATGAGGACGCCGGATAAATTGTCGAATTATCAATTTTAACGCCGACATCAATCGAACCGTTTAATTTGCCGTTCGCTGATTGATTATAATTTGCCGGAATTGAGTTGTTTTGAACTCTCACTCCGCCTCTGTTTGCCGGATTGTCCGGTTCCTCTCCGTTGTTTCTTAAATTTCCGATTGTTTTTCCGAGTTTTAAAACCCCTTTAACAAGCCAACCAATCGGACCCATTGCCGCCAAAATGCAATCGACAAAATGACTTTTGAAAAATTCCTTAAACATTGTAAAAACTTCGACGCATTTCGCCCAAAACTTTTTCAATGCCTCGGTTATTTTGTCCCAGTTTTTCCAAACAAGAATCGCACCGGCAACAACGGCGGCAATACCAACCGCAACCCACGTCCAAGGGTTCGCGAGTAACGCGACGGTTTGAGCCGCAATCGCTTTAACTGATTGCCATAAAGCCGCCGTATAATTTGACAACATAAATTTTAATTTTGCGAATCCGGACAATGCCGCGATTCCCTGTCCCGTTGAAACCATGAGAGTTGTGTTATACCAAGCAATCGCCCCCGTTACAAGGTCGAACGCTTTTTTTAACGCTAACATTCCTCCAACGCCCGCCATAATGGAAACAATCGGAATCCAATTATCCGAGATAAAATTATATGTTGCGAGTAAACCCTCAAAAAGTTTATTAAACGATTTTATTGTAAGAACAAGGGCCGGGATTAAAATTGTTTCAAATAAGTTTTTAAACGGTGGCCCAAGTTCAACCAACATCGGGGCAAATTCCGTCGAAAATATTTTAAAAGTATTTCCCAACTCATCGAAAACGGGTTTAAATCCCTTGGCAAAATCAACAACATAAGCGAAAAATTTGTCGAATGTTGTTGAAATTTTATCGAGGTTGTTTGTAAAAAATGTATTGTAAAGAACCATAAAACGATTCCAAACGGGGAGCATAATTCGTCCGATGTTAATTTCAGCTTGCTTTTTTAATTCCTCCCCGACTCTTTTTTGGTTCGCATAGTTGCCAAAAGTACGAACGAAATCGCCTTGAGCGTTTTTTGTTGCTCTCATTACATATTGATAACGCAACTCGATTTTTTCGGCTTGCGACATATCTTTCATTTTTTTACGGATTCCGTTTGCCCTTGCGTACTCTTGGAGGACGGTTTCGGTCATAACGACGCCCATATTTTTTAAAGCCTCGGTTTCTCCGGTAAATATACCCTTGAGAGCATTTGCCGCGAGTCCTTGTTCGACGTTTTTAAATGACGCCAAGTCTGCAGATAATTGAGTTAAATTCATTGACATTTCGGCCGCTCTTTTGGTTGTCATACCCATACCGGTTCCCATATCACCAAAAAGAGAGGCGGTGTCGAGTGCGGTTTGTTCGGCGAGGCCCATTGATTTAATCGACTTTTTCGCCCAATTTTCAACCTCGGCGGAATTATCTTTAAAAACCTCGCCCGTTTTGCCGACGGTTTCTTGTAAATCTGACGCCGAATCAATAAAAGAATTAACTTTGTCTTTTATCGCGTCAAACGCAACAAAACCGAGAGTCGCGTTAATCATCGTATTAAGTTTTCCGCATGTTTGTTGAACACATGAACCAAATTGACCGAGTTGTCCTTTTGTTTTGCGAATACTATTTGTAAAAGCGTTTGACCCCTTTGTCATACTTTTAAACGCCGGAGTCAAACCGTCTTTTGCTTTAAATGCGGTATATACTGAAAAACCTTTACTCATTTTGTTTCCTTTTTAAATTTTGTTCTTTTTATTGCGTCGTTTTGCATATATTGAGGCTTTAACGCCGTATATAAAAAGACGTTCGACCGGCAATGATTCAACACCGGAAACCGTCTCCCAACCCTCAAGCAAGAGTCCGTCGGCGTAATAGTCCGCAACCGGATATATTACGTGTAGAAAAAACTGGCAATATCCTGCATTATTTGTAAATCTTCACCGAAAACCTTTTCGATAATTTGTTTTGTTCGGCCGGTAATTCGAGTTATTAAATTTATTGTTAATGCGTAATCGTTTGAGGTGTTCTCATCTCTCATTATTCCAAGAGTTAAATTATTTTTATAATAAAGTTTGTCCGCCTCTTGTTCCCCGGATTTAACCGGCATTTTTAAATGTTGAACAAGACATTTTTGTTCCTCATTATATTCAACAAGTCCACCCATAACGGCGGCAATTAAAAATTTTCTCGGTTTAACTTTTTTAACCTCGTCTTTAACTTTTTCCGAATCGAGCAAGTCCAAAACACTTTCGCCGAACATTTTTGTTTTAAAATCTTGCAATTCGTTTAATGCTTGTTCTTCTGTAAATTTTTTTCTAATTTCCATTTGTTTTTCCTCCGATTTTTGTTTTTGTAATACAAAAAAGGCGAGGGGAACTTTTCGTCCGCTCGCCCTTTTTTAAAAAAATATATTTTACGATTCGCGGATTCCGCCGCCGTCGGTTGCGTGGACTTCAAATTCTCCGGTTACATTCTTTGTCGTTGAAATTTCAACGGCTCCAACAACGCAACCAGTTAATTCGTAAGATTTGCCGAGAGTTTCATAAACAATCGGAATTTTTGGCAACTTGCGAGCGTTCTCGAACGCGTCGCGGTTGTCGTCCGAAATTTTACACTTTAACCCTGTAATTCTCGGGGTTTCTAGTGTTGTGTAAGGCTCTGCAGTCCCGTCGCCGAATTGTTGAGTTTCGGAAATTGTTTCTCCGCCTTTAATAACGTTAGGTTCGGCGTCTTTTGGAATCGCGAATTTTGCACCGTTTAAAGTGATAGAAACGGCGTCTCCATTTTTTCCCATTTTATTTTCTCCTTTTTGGTTTAAACTGTTTTACTACTTCCCAAAATAGAATCCGACAAAGTTTGTAATGTCGTAAATTCTACCAACGCCCGTAATTTCAAAATTCGGGTTAATGTTAATTCGGTTCGGATTGCTTGAATCGATTTCAACCATTGTATTTTTTTGAGCCTCCGCATAATTCGCAATAAGGCCCGCAATACCTAAAAGTCCGATTCTTGTATTAACCGCCGCTTTAACATCTTTAAGGGAACGGGCCGCAGGATTTGTTGTTACGTCTGATTCGGCAATTATAATAATTGATTTCCATTCGTCCGAATCGCGGAATGTTCGCATAAAATCATAAGCAACATTCGCAACGACCGTAACATCGCGGTCGAACCTGTAAAGAGGATTTGTTTTCCCGACGGGGTGATAAAACGAAACAAGGTCCATGAGTGTATAAGAACCGTCGGATTTTTGCACAAGGTTAGAAAAACCCGCTTTAACAAGGCGGTCGCGTTCTTGATATTCCGGTTTTCTTAATTCGCCAAAATCTCCGACGAGTTGAACGTTTACGGAATCATCGCGTCTTTTGTTGCCCTCATCGATTAAGGTTTGAATATCCCATGTTCCTTTTACGGATTGAGATTCCGGAGCCTTAATTGCCGAATAACAAACAACATATTGAGCGATTAAACCCTCATGCCACGCCTCGAATTTATCTTTTAATTTATCGAGAACGGTTGAATTTGCATATTGAGAAACAACCCTTGTAACTCCCAACTCCTCATCGATTGCCGCCAATGCCTCGTCGGTGATAGTTCCGACGCCGGCTCCCTCTGTTATGGTTTCGATTTTAAATCCGATTCCGTAATCATTTTTCGTCGGTTCTTTTCCGTCGGCGTCAACTATTGAAAAATCGAAAGAACCGTCCGCACCTTGCCATTTTGCCGTCAACGCGAGGACGTCTTTTTCTCCGTCTTTTTCGAGGTTCATTTTAAACGGAATTTCGACATAATCGTCTAATGCGTCAACAATAGCCGCCAACGCTTGAGCCGCCGTCATACCTTTAACCATAGTAAACGGAATTGATTTTGTTTCGTATGAATTGAGGTCCGTTCCTCTTGGAGCCTTGGCCGGGTTATTATGATAAATTGTCGCAACCTTGCCCGCAACGTCCGCCGCGGTCTCGAAAATCATATCTTTTAATAAAATATATCCGTTAAATGATTTGAAAACCCCATTTTCGTCAACATCAACGGAAATCGTTTGTTTTTCAATCGCACCGGTTGTCGGAGCCGCGACCGGTAAATAATACGTCTCTACTTTTGAACCGTTGCCCGCTTTTGGAAATAATTTTTTCGCCATGCGGTGTAAAGGTGAACCGAATCCGAATATTACGCCCGCGTCGTCGGGATTGCCGCTCGCCAAATACAATTCGTTAAAATTTACTTTTGCGTCGGTTGACGCTTGGCCTATAACGACAATTTTTTCGGGTCGCAAATTTGCGGCGTTATTTTGGTTTTTTTGCTTGATTGAAACACTTGTCGCGGACGCAACGGCTCCAATGTCAAGCGATTTTGTAATTCCTGCCATTTTATTTTCTCCTTTTTTCTTTTTTGTATTGTCGATTTTTCGATAATCCTTTTATTCGGAATCTAAAATCACGCGAACAAACGGGTCGATAAACTCGTCTTGAATATCAAGAGTAAAATAAAACTCTTGAATTTTGCGAGTTTCTGCATAATACGTCGGTTCATTGAATCCGATTTCAAAAGTAAATGCGGCACCGAGTACGGTTTCCGCGGTGTTTTTTTCGTCCGGGGCCAAAATTCGTTCCCATTTTTTAATGGACGAATGAACAACAAGGTCGTTCGTTCCTTTTCGGACATTTGATTCATTGCAAAGGATTTTATAAATTTGAGCCGTTAAATAACTCAAACGGTCCTCGGCGTTTTCATCTGCAGTCCGAATAAAAATTTTGTTTCCGGATTTATCGACGCCGGTTTCCGCTTTGCCTGTCGTGTAATATTCAACGCGTAAAGTCCCGAGACAACCGTTTTCGTAAACATCTTGTTCGCTTTCCGGGAACTTCATTTCATTAAAATACACAAAAACGCAAGGCATATCGGAGACGTCCGGCAATCGAAAACGTTTTGGATAAATCGTAAAATCGATTATTTGCGAAATCCATTTTTCCCCCGCTTCCGTTTTTCTTGCGAGTTCGACTTGAGCGTCTCTTTCGTTTTTGAGGAGTTGACAAATTGCGTCGCGAACGAGAGAAAAATTCATCGGTGTTATAATTGACGGAATTGTCATGTTTAAATACCTCCGGAATTATTGCGATTAACTCTTTTCCCGTCGCCGTTTGCAGTTGCCGCCGAACATTCAAGCAAAATTAAACCGCGGGTCCTATCAATCGGAGCATGTTCAACTCTGAACGGAACGACCGCGTTGTTCATTTGCGGGAATGTAACATCGACGAACCAACCCTCGACCGGGATAAGACTTGTTTTTTCTCTCAAGTCATCGAGATTAAGCGTTAATTGAAATGTGTCTCCAAAATACGCCGCCCCCGAGTCGTCAAAAGTTGCCCCGGTGAATAACGAGAAACCTCTCAAGGGATAACCCTCATGGGACGCGTTTTGTTTTAAAACGCAATCCACCGAAAAACCGCCGTTTGTGATTATCGATTTTTTATGAATTTTAAATAAATCATTAAGCATAATTAAACCTTTTAAATAAAGGGGCGGAAACCCGCCCCGTTGTTAGTTGTTATGCAATATTTTTAAATGTTGCGAATGAATTAACATCGTCCGGAATACACGCAAAACGAGACTTAACGCCGGCCTCCGTCCAAGCGGAACCATGTTCAACTCGGTCATAAGCGTATGGCAACTGTTCAACCTGTTGTTTTGTAACTTTTGAACCGGCAATGTTTGAATTATTCGACGCGTCAACATTGCTAACCGTCCCATAATTACAACTAAAGTTCGGATTATCCGGAATTAACGCACCGCAACCCGCCGGAATATAACCGACTTTTGAACCCTCGTTCGCAAAATTAAATCCTTTCGGGATTGTGTATTTTTCGTTATAAGTCCATAAATTGATTTTATATGAGCCGGCAGAGAAACGGCCATGGAAAACGCCTCCCGGTGTCAATTCTTCCGGAATGTTAATCTCTGACCTTTGGATTCCGTTATTATAATTTGAATTTTCTTTAAAATTCTTGTTATGAGTAAGGGCAATTAAACCGCTATCCTCAAGAATTAAATTAAACAAAGTTGAATTATTTTCGCCGTCCTCGTTGCAAAGTTTACAAGCGTTTTTAATATCTGAAATCGGGTCGCTCGAATCATCGGTCCATTTTTTCGCCGCTTTATCGATTGTATGAGACGCCAATTTGTCGAACGTGATTTTATCTCCGCCAACAAGTACGATTTCCCCTTGGAACAATGCGTCGGAGGCTTGTTTTTCTTCCGCTCTGCGTTGTGCGTAAGAAATAATCTCTTGACGGTCTGTGATTAAATCCGCGATTTTTGCCGCGTCTTTTGCTTTTGTATATTCGGTTTCGCCGAGGTGTAATTTATCCATGTCGTTCTCGTCGATTACCGAATAATCGTTATATTCCGGCAATGTGTATTCTTTTGATGTGTGTTTTGAAATATCAAACAAACGACCGCCGGTTCCGGCTTTAACATCAACGGAATAAACCGATTTAACGGTCCTCCCTTGCAGTTCTATCGTGTTAGTGTCTAATTGATTTTTTTTAAAAAAGTTTCTTAAAAACATTGACGGTTTTTGTTTTTTGTCAAAAGAAACTTTCATAATTTTTTTAACTAAATCTGCCATTTTATTTTCTCCTTATTTTTAAATAATTACTTTTTTAACTTGAATTTTTTTCAACATCTGTCATTATGACATTTGTTGAACGTTGCAAAGATGAAAACCGTTGTTTTTCATTTTTGCTAAAACTTGAGCGTTGTTTGCGTCGTCGGGTTTAACAAAAACAACTCCCGCCGCGTCAACTTCGCCGGATTCAAAAACGCGGACTAAATCGTAATCAATCGCCGCACTTGTATTATTTACCAAGTCTTGAGCGAGAATGTATGTCGGCTCTGCTACGAATGAACTCCCCGCATTGTCGAGGTCTGTTGAATATGCGACAAGTTCATCGCTTGCATTTAAACCGAGAACGGTCCCTTTTTTAAGGGTTGTATTTGCCGCAACTGTAACCGTTGCGTCGCCATAAATTCCATTTAAGAAAATTTTTGAATTATCGATTATCATTTTAATTTCTCCTTATTTTTACTGTTTACGTCCGTTGTTACTTAACTTCGAGTCCCAAATAACCGCAAGCCTCTTTAAAGTCTTGTTCCTCTTTTTCCTCTTGCTCTTTTTGTTTTTGTTCCTCTGTTTTTGGTTCCCCTAATTCGCTTTCCGGTTTGTGTTCCGGTTCTTTCGGGTTTGTTTGTTCCGGATTGTCTTTCTCCATTTGAGCAAGGGTTGAGGCGTTAATTTTTGCTTTTAATAATTTCGCTTGAACATCATCGTCATGGATTGATTTCCCGTCGGCGATTGCTTTTACAACGGTTTCTTTGTCAATGTCGATAAATTCCATTAACGCATTAACTTTTTTTTGATTTTTTTCCTCGCCGAGTTTAATAACTTGAGCGTAAACGTCGGGATTTTTTGTTTTTAGTTCTTGTAAGTCCATAATTTTTTCTCCTTTTTCTTGTTGAACTGTGTTTACTACATTTTGACGGACGAATGTTGCTCCCGTCTTATCACCCAAGCCCAAGGGGGCGGGAGTTGAAATTTTCCCGCCGAAACCGGCTTGAATTATTTGTTTGTTTTCCGGAATTAACGCCGCGACTCTCTCGAGGTCGTTAAATTCCGCTTGTCTTAATCTCGCTTGACATTGTTTAATGTTTTCTTGAGCGATTGCGATTTGTGTTTCGCGTTCAAGTCCTCCGGCGTCCGCTTTTGCGTCCGTTTTGTCAATATCTCCGAGACGTTTTAAATCGGCCTCCCCTATAAAGAACGTTTCCTCGTCCATAATGTCGCGGATTTCTTTTTCGGAGAATAATCCTTTTTCGACAAACTTATTCGCGTAAAGAGCGGAAAAACGTTCGAGAATATTTGCGTTCTTTTGCATTGCTTTATAATCACCGACGCATAAATTCCATGGGTTATGTAAAACGACCGTCGCGTTCGGTTTAAATTTAAGAGAATCCCCGAATAACATTATATAAGCCGCCATCGAGGACGCTTGCCCCGTAACGCGAATATTTATTTTTCCTTTTGAGTAATCCTCGAGAGCGTTTGCAATCGCGACCCCGTCCGATAACGACCCCCCGGGAGAATCAATCTCGAGGTTTATATCGCCGTCGCAACGAGAAACCTTTTCGGAAAATTCGGCCCCCGTAACGTCCCAACCGATAACCCCTTTAATTTTTAATGCCATTTTTTAATCTCCTCTCGAATTATTTTTTTAATTCAAAACCGCAACCGGTACATTTGCCGTTTATGACTCTTGAGCGGCAAATATGACAAATTGGCTTTTTCTCCGGAGTTTTATCGGTTGCCGGAGCCGGTTCGGGTTTGTCCTCGTTTTCCTCTCTTATTGCGTCCGCGATTTCGTCGGCGTTGATTTCTTCGTCCTCGTCGTCCTCCGAATTATCTCCGTCGGGTTCGTTGTTTCCCCCGCCTTGCTCTGTTGTTGAATCATCTCCGGGGTTATCCTCTGAATTATCCTCGTCGGTTTGTTCGTCCGGATTTTCTGTTGTTGAATCCTCTCCGGATTCGTCCTCGGCGTTTTTCTTTGAATCGTCCTTGTTTCCCTCGCCGCTTGATTCGCCGTCGGTTTTGTCCTCTGATTCGTCGGGATTTTTGCCGGCGTCTGAATCGTCATTTTTGCCGCCTTGTGCGTCCTCTCCGCCTTGTGTATCGTCGGAGGCATTTTCTCCGCCTTGTGCGTCATTTTGAGCGGTGTTGTCTGTGTTGCTCTCGTTGTCGTTCTTTTCGCCGTTTTCTTTTGCTTTTAAAGCCTCCTCAATTTTTTTGTTCGCGGTTTCGACGGCCATTTCCGTATAAAATCCGCGGATTTGCAACTCTTTCATTTGAGCGATGATTTTTTCTTGCTCCTCTTTTGGCAGTTCCTTAATTTTTAGTTTTTTTGACATGATAAATTCTCCTTTTTCTTTTATTCGTTCTCGTCTGTTTTTATTACAACCTCGGGCGAAATAAGCGTTTCAAACTCAAGTCCCGCCTCTTTGATTTTTTCTTTTTCAAGTTTTAATCTCTCAATCATCGAATCAAAGTCCGTATTATTACCCAAGGCCTCCAAGGCTTGTTCAAACGTTGACAAACCGCCTTTTAATCTCGAGAGAACCGCGTTTACTTCTTTTGTCTCGTCAATATGCGGAATTTGTGAACCGATGAATTTTGCTTTTGTAAAAGCATTGTCGAGATAACCCTCGTCGTTTTTCAATTCAATATATTTCGGAGCGTCGATGTTACCTTTTAAACATTCAATTTCAAAGAATTGAGAATAAACAATTTGATAAAAATTGTCGATAATAACGTAATTTCTCAAATACTTTAAAATCATCTCGAACATTTTTAAACTTGCTCGAGACGCTGAAAAATTGTTTTGAAAAACTAATAACGCAACCTCATGCGGAATCCCTAAAGACGCGTAAATATATTTCATTGACGAGTCAACAAATTGTCCGTAATTAACATTCGGTCGTTTAGTATCGAACGAGGACATCTTTTGTCCTTTTGGTAAGTGGAAAAAGATTCCGGAGGCAATTCGTTTAACTCTTTTGACAAAATCTTCAACCTCTTTCGGGTTCGATGATGTCGGAGCCGGTGTGTTGTTTAATTGATTTTGTAAACTTCGAGCGATTCCGTTTGTTGATTTTAACGGATTATTTCCGGAGGAGTCCTTGTCTTGTTCAATAATTGCCGCGAATTTTGCGTTTGTATCGGCCGCGATAACTTCGGAATTTGTATATTGTCCGATTTTATGCAATTTTTGCATAATTGCACCGAGCGGCGAATAACCTCGAACCGCCCCCAAGCGTCTTTCGTCTGCATATACAAGCCAAGCAATCAAACGCCCTTTTGAATCTCGGGCGGCGATTTCGGTTTCCTTGCCGTTTTCGTCTGTTACAAAATATTTAACCGGCTCGCCTTTTTCGTTAATTTCGACCCCGTCAATGATTTTATTTTTATCGTTTGAGGGTTTAATATTTGTTGTTTTTACCGACAAGCCGTTTATAACTTGATATTCAAGAGATTTATTAACAACCCTTTTAACGACGAGAACGTCTCCCGCTACATACGCATTATAAAAAATCGCCTTTGCTAAAGAATGAATGTTGTCTTGTTTATTATGGGAGATATTTTTATCACTCTCAAATAAATTCCATAATTCTTGAACATTTTTCGCAAATTCTGTCGGGAGGTTTATTTTTAATTTGTTCTTTAAAAAATTAACCGCGGGTTCCGGGTGCAATTTTAATCCGGTCCCGACAACAAATTGAGTTAATCTTGTAACGGCTGTTCTTGCGAACTCGTTAATTGTAATTAAGGTATAAGCACGACGGGCCATTTCGTAATAATCAACATCATAAATATAAAGATTGCCGATTCCGTCGGGTTCTTGCTCCCCGTCAAACTTTACGCCATAAGACGACCCCGGAGGAGCGATTCGGGCGTTTGTTTTATCGTTTAAACGTGTATTTTCAACTTGATTTTTACCCGTTAAAAAATCAAGGCTATTTTTTAATAATAAATTTATTGCCATATTTTTAAATCCCCAAGTCTCGAATATAAACGATATTTGAACCCGTCTCGATTTCGAGTGTTTCGTTTAATAATCCGGTGTAAAAATTAAGGGCGTTTTGTATTTCTTCGAGCGTCGCTTGTTCGACCGTCGTTGAACCCTGTCCGGTGTTTAATGTGTATTTTGTAACGCCTCCGTTTGCCGCCGCCCTCAATAACGCGGATTTTAATTCGGAAATTATTTTTTTTAATTCTCCACTTGTAAAAGCGTTTGACATCAAGACTTCTCCTTATTTTTTTATTGTTCTCATTTGCTTTATATACTCGAAAACATCTCTCGGACTTGCCGATTCAAGTCCTAAATATGCGAGCGAGTATTGATAAATAATCAAGTCGCAAGCCGCCAAATTATAGACATTTAAGTCGAACGCCTCATTTCGTCCATGTTGAACCCAACGAACCGTCGTTAATCCGCCGGGCGTTGTTACTTTAACCTTTCTTTCGGTTGTAAGTTGTCGGAAATACTCGTCCGAATATCCATTCGCGAATGTAAACCAACCGTCCGGATAAATATCGCCCTCGCGGTCCTCTTGCGATAAATAACGAGCGAGAGTGTTTTTATATAAATCGACGTAAATTTCGATAAGGTTCAAACCCTCGAACTCTTTAATTTCCGCGATTCGATATTTTTCTCTCGTTCTAACTGTTGAGACAAAACCTTTTAACGGCATGATAATTCCGTCGCCGAATACGTCGCAAAAATTATAAACAACGTCCCGGGTTTCCCCGTCTCCGGAGTCAACGAGCATAATTTCAATTTGTCGTCCGTCGGTGAATATTTCGTCTTTAACCTTTGCGAGTTGCTCCCAACATGGGTCGTATAAATCCGAGGTGTTCCCCTTGAAAACGCGATGGTCGATTCCCCAACAACGGTAACGGTCGCCCCATGCTTTTATTTCGCACTCTATACGGTCCCTTTGAATGTCGGCACAAGCCGTCAAAAATAACGCCTCTTTTGGAACGTAATTGTTCGGAGCGGTGTCGTCTTTTAATCTGTGGACGGTTTGATATTCAACGCCGCCGGTCCTATCCTCAAACGGCAAGCCGAGGTCCAAGTTATAAAATGTCTGCAGTTTTTTCGGGTCCGAGCCGGCGTTTATAAAATCATAAACAATTCGCCACCAAGGTTTCGTCAATGAATATAACGCCGAGATATGATAAGAGCGGAAAAACGGAATTTTTGACGATGTTGTCGGAATCCACTCGCCCTCTTGTTCGATTGATTTTTTAAAATAATCCCCGAACTCCTCGCCGCAATGTTTACAACGATAAACAACGGAATCATAATTCCCCTCGCGACATTCCGCTGCATTAAACATAACTCCGTAAGGTTTATATTTGATTTTGTTTTTTATTATTGCCTTTTTGTCCGGGTATTCCCCGCCGTCGGAAACATAAAAAACAAGTTCTTGTTTCTTGCCGCAATGAGGACAAGGGACAAAGAATTTTCTTTGGTCGCCTTTTAAATAAAGGTCGTTAATTTTCGATTTATGAGCAAGAATCGGGGTCGAGTTATAACAAATTTTTCGGACTTCTGAATAACTGTCCGTTCTTTTAATTGCAATCTCAATCGGAGAACCCTCGCCCTTGATTTCGTCCGGATAACCGTCCAACTCGTCCAAAAATAACCATTTAATATGAGATGAGCGGAGGGCGTTTCCCTTGCGGGCCGAAACAAATTTTAAAAACCCGTTTGAAAAATCCAATTTTTGAGCGGTGTCCCCGGTTCGTCTTGTATTTCGATTCTCGGTTTCCGCGAAAATCTTTTCTCGGAGTCCGGAATTATCGATTAAACCGTCGATTTTTGTTTCTTTGTATGCTTTACAATCTGAATCCGTCGGAAAAACGAACATTGAGGGGGCCGGGTCATTGTCTATCATATACCCGATTGCATTTTCAATAACCGACGTTGTTAATCCGAGTTGAACGCCTTTCATAACGGCAACCTCTCGAATTGGATTGTTTTTTGAAAAACAATCGCAAATTTCGCGGCAATATGGAGCGTTCTCAAAAGAAAATCGCCCGACCTTGCGGGAGATTTTTTGCGACATATAACGATTTTTTTCCGCCCATTCCGGACAACCGATTAAAATATCGTCCGGGATAAAACGTCGAACGTTTTTGAAAATCTTTGTTATTTGTTCATTTTTTGTAAGTGTCGCCAACGGTTCCCCCTTTAATTTGAATAATGTTTTTTCGCCGCGTTCTCCGCGACATCGAGAGAACTTTTAATGTGTTGAATAATTTTGTCCGTTAAAAACTTGACCGTTTGTTCTTTTGGATTTTTTTCGGTTTTAATTATTGTTACGATGTCGTCAACATATACCGACGGCAATTCCGCGAGATTTTGGAATAATTGATTAAAAATCGTCATTAAAACTTTATCGAGAACGGCAGTCTCGACGACTTCTTTTGTTTCTTTTGCGATTTTTAAATCAAGGAGCGTCGCTTGTTGTTGTTGAGCCTTTAATTTTTGATTTAATAATTCAACCTCGATTCCGATTTGCGATTCGTCCTTGGTTTTTATCGTTTTTGTTGATTTTTTTATTTGCTCGGTTTGCCCCTCTGATTCTTTTTGTTTTAGTTCTTTTTTTCGGTTTTTGACGAACTTTTTATTTATTTTGTCGTCAAGGTTTATCATTCCGGAATCATTCTCGACAATAGTTCCTCGCTTGAGCAGTCGAGAGATTTCGGACGCGTATTTATAACCGAACATCTCTTTAAACTCGGTTTTTGTAACTATCATTTAATAAAATCCTCCGGAGAATTACTCGCCGTAATTCCAAGGTTGATTTTATAAATCTCCCTATTTTTTTAAACCCTTGGCGAGTTCTTTTTCCATTCGTCGTTCTGCCTCTTTAACATATATTTCGCCGCCTTTTGACGCGACTTTTTCTCCCGCGGGTTTTAAAACGGGAGTTTTTTTCAATGGTTGTTCCTTGCCCTTTAAAGAATAGAGATAATTTACGGATTTTGATTTACTTCCGTTAATTTGAGCGATTCCATTAATACCGAATTGACTCTCGCTTGAGGGCAAGAAATTTATTGTTTTTCTTTGCCTTTTTGCAACTGCGACCGCTTGACGGAACTCGCGAAATTCTGATTTTGCCGGATATTTTACAAGGTCCGAAATTCTCGAAACTTTAATCGCTGACATAAAATTTTGATTAAGAACGAGTCGTTTATATTGACCGCCGCGGGCAAATTTCGTCGGTTTTGCAATGTGTTTCGATTTTGATTTAATAGTCTCGCCGAACTCTTGTTTTCGGAGGCCTGTTTGTTCTTTTCCGAAAAAACGTTCTCTTTGTCCCGTTACGGATTCCATTTCATCAATATCAAAAGTATTTTTGCATTGATTGTAACCTATTGTCTTTAAATAGCCGCGGTTTCTGACTGTAAATGTTTTTTTGACGCCGGATTTATATTCGTCGCTCCCTTGTTTTGCCATGGCATTGAGTGTCGAACGAACCGTCAACGGATAAGCGGCCCGCGAGGTTTCCTTTAAATTTTTTGTTAATTTTTCAAGGTCCTTAAATTCAACGTCCATAATGCCGCCTCCCTGTTATTCAAAAACGATTTTTATTTGCGAATACTCGGTTTTGACAATCGGTTTAAAGAGTTTTCCTTGTTGTTTAATCTCCTCAAGCCGTTTAACCGAGTCTTTAAAATAACTTTCCTTGTTTTCTGTACAAATAAAAGGAATCCCGAGATTATAACAAGCAATCGCCGTCGTTCCGGAGCCGGAATAAAAATCGGCAACGATTCCGTTTGATTTGAAATTGTAATAATCAAACAAAATATTTTCAAAAAGTTTAACGGGTTTTTGTGTCGGGTGTATGCGGATTTCCTTATTTTTCATGTCTTGTTGAATCATGCCGTTCCAACGCCAACGATAAATCTTAACCGGAGTTTTAAAAGAGGTCCACGCCAACTCCGCGTCCGCAAAATCTCCCGAATTGTCCTTGTCCCAAATTATCCAACAAGGCGAATTTTTGTTGATTTTTTCAATAAAATAATTCGCCCCGAAAATGATTTGATTTTTTGAAACTCTGAAAATTTCATCAAAATAAATCTTTTCGGGACTTTTAGAATCCCAAGTCTCCGAGCCGTAATTTTTAACGGTTGTTAAACTATTATCCCCGATTTTTCCGTTTTTTATAATGTCGCGGCCATAAGGCGGGTCCGTTAAAACGAGTTCGATTGATTTATCCGGCAACGCCTTTAAAATGTCCATGCAATCGGCAAAATGAATCTTATTTAAAAAATCGTCAATCATACATGAAAAATAACTTTTGCTGTGCCTGTGCCTCTTGTAAGCGTTGAACGCTTAAATTGTAATAATCGACGTCCTTTTCAATCGCGATAAAATCAAGGCCCAAATTATGACATGCAACGGCCGTCGTTCCGGAGCCGGAATAAAAATCGGCTATTAGCCCCCCCCCCGCAAAATTCGCTCAATATTTGTTCAATGAGTTTTAATGGTTTTTGCGTCGGGTGAAATCTAAATTTATTTTCCGATTTGTCGGAGTTAATAAAACCTTGTTGAATAAATGTTATTTTTTTTGTTACATTTTTGAGAGACGTCCATATTAACTCACACTCCGAAAAATTATTTTGTAATTTTAAACCTCCGATTTTGTCCCAAACAATCCAACTTTTTGTCGGCGGCAAATATTCCGTAAAATAATTTCCTCCGAAAATGATTTGATTTTTTGAAACTCTGAAAATTTCATCAAAATAAATCTTTTCGGGGATTCCCGAATCCCATTGTTTTTTCGATGTTTTTTTCGGAGCAACGCCGAGTCCGTATGTTCCGCCATCGCATTTAATGCCATAAGGCGGGTCCGTTACAACAAAATCGATACATTTATCCGGGAGATTTTTTAAAATCTCGAGACAATCGGCGTTAATTATTTTGTTTTTTATTGTTTCAATATCAATCATAAATTTTAAATCAAAACCCCGGGGGAACCCGAGGTTTTTATAGCATTAGAGGGAGTATGTCAAGAGTTAATTTTTTTAACCGGTGAATAAATGGTCCTCCCGGCGTTTGCCGATTCGTCCATATATCGCGGAACCTGTGTCGTTTGCGAAATTGCTTTGTAATAGGTCCATGGGATTTTCTTTGAATGTTTAATTATTTTCTCGTCCTTGTAAGGATTCGGAATGTCGATTAAATCCCATTCGTCCATATAACGATTAAAAACATCGTCCGCGAGTTTTCCGCGAATGTCTTTTGATTCCGAGAAATTCCAAAAATCCGTCTTTTGTCTTGCATACCATAAAAATTTTATTATGTAGTGTTTGCAATTATGGCAATATGCCGCGAGGACAATTTCTTTTTTTATTTCCCGGCCGTCTGATAATTTTTTTTTGAAAAATTTTTTTGATTGAAAGCAATCTATAAAATGATGATGTTCGAGATTTTGGAGAACGAGTTTTACTCCGCAACAACTCAATAAATCTTTTGTCATTTCCCCTCCATAAACACGCCGGAGGGATTCCCCTCGGTTGTTTCCGGTAAATTCGCCCGATTGCGAGAACCTTATCAACGATTTTAAGATTACTCGATTAAGGACCTTGAAAACAAGTGTTGTTTTGCCCGAATTTTTTAATAAGATTTTTTTATCCGTTAATGCAGATTCTCTCTGCATAAAAAAGAAATTTTGATTAAAATTTTAATCTTTTGACTTTTTTTGTTTTTTTGTGTTTGAACGCACTCGCGGCCTGCGTTTTTCTTGAGGTGTATTTTTGCACTTATTCATGAGAGAGCAAAGTCCGTTTAATGTTTCGGTCGCCTCTGAAATCCTCTCCGCGAGATATGATGTCGCGATTCCGACTTTTGAATTAACTCCATACTCGTCGCGGAGTTCCTCAAAAATATTATGAATATATCCGATTGAATATCCGGTTTTTTTTGCAATGTCCGCCGTCGGGACGTCTTGCAACATTAACTCGATGATTTTGTCATATTTTTCCGATTTTTTCTTTTTTTCTACCACTTAAACCCCTCTTGATGTTTGTCATGCCTCTATTGTTAAACGGAATAACTCCCCGATTGAATCGTTATATTTTGCGGCATTTTTCGGATTATATTTTCTAATAGACGAGAATAAATTTCCGTTTTCGCCCAAAAATAAAAGCAAAATATAAGTTTCGTTTTTATCAATGTAATAAAAACGCCCGTCGTCGCGTTCGGTATCGTAAAACATTAAATCCGGGAACTTTTGCCTCAATAATTGTCCCGACATATCGTTGAAAACCGCAACCAATCGGGCGGCCTTTTCTCCCTTTAATTTCGGATAATTATTATCAAATTTTATTTCCTTGATTATCGTTTCCATGTTTTTTCCTCTCTTGCTCTTTTTTGTATTGTTCGCCGCATAACGTAAAAAATAAGAGCAAATTTTTAAAACGTTTTTTCATTTTTCGCGGCATTTTTTCGCGTTCTCTTTTGCGTTTCATTGTTTAACCTCGTTTAATTTAATGCCTTGAAAAACCGCAGTTTTAAATGTATTATAAAAATTCATTCCGTATCGAATCTCGCCGGCCCTTTTGGAAATAATCGCAATCATCGTCCCGACGGACGGTTTCGGCGGTTCGTTTTCTTGTCCCGGGATAATAAATCCTTGTTTTCCTCTCAAAACAAGGAACACGCAATCCGGATTATTTAAAAACGCGTCTTGAACATAGTTTATATACATTTTATCGGACGAAAGAACGAAAACGACCTCCAAGGACGGGTCCTTTTTAATATCCTCAAGGGCCTTTTTAACGAATTTTATTGATTGATTCCATGGCGGATTGCAAAAACATAAACCGGACCATGGTTGAATCAACCCGTTGTCCTCTTTTGTATAATATTTCTCGGCCGGAATGTTTTTATCGGTGCAACAAACATCAATGTCGAATTTGTCGCGTCTGAAATATTGTAAAATCGGTTCGTATATTTGAGGCGGGGTTTTATAATCATCGCGTAATGATTTGTAATGCTCCGCGTTACTATATCTCGATGTTAAATTATTTTCCATTTATTAAACCCTCCGCAATATCTAAAATTCCGCCCGCCAAAACATAAGAACAAAGGCTCGAGCAATGGTTGTCGAATCCCGGGCCGCCTTTAATAATACATTCGTCGTCATGGACGCATGCCGGTTTATCGTCGTCGTTAATTATTGCCCCGGCGAGTGTTTGAATCGTTGCAATTCCTTTTAATAACTCGTCCTCCGGTGTATTATTGCTCCAACTTTCAACGGTTTCTCCGCGTTTTTTTGCCTTGCGGCGATTCATTTCTCCGACAATTTCTTGAAAAAAGATGTTTAACATATCATCGGAAATATTGTTTAATTTACAATCGATTTTCGCGTTTTTAACGCCAATTTCAACGGAAATTTTATCGTTCATTATTGACCGCCCCTCCTCTTATATGCGGAAAATCTAACCGCAAACAATAAAATCGCAAACAAAAATATTGATAAAATAATCATTTTTTAAAATCTCCTATCTTTTTAATTTCGGGTTTGTACGTTTCCTCGTTTTCAATGTCAACAAATAAACTCAAACTTTGCCATGTTGAATAGTCTTTAATTACAAAAGGAATTATAATGTCGAGTTTTTTAATCGCCATTTGCAACGCGAACAAATTGTCCATGCGTTTAATAATCTCGTCGCCAGTTTTTAAACTATAAATTGACGTCTCTTGCAATTTTGAGAGTTTTTTTACAAGGTTATTTCGGAGTTTTAAAAGTTCCTCCGGGAGAATATTTTTAAATCCGTCGTCCATTATTCGCCCTCCGAAAATATCTTTAAACACGCCTCGCGGCAACTATTCATCGCCCATTCGTAAACGCCGGGACTTTGGACCCATTCAATAAAATCAAGAATTGTCATATTTTCTCCTTTAAAATAGTTTTATTTGAAACGCTCCCGGCTTGATTTCCTCCATTTTTAACCGGTTTTTATAATTCTCTTTTATTTGCTGAATCATTTTGTCGCGTTCGTCCATTTTGTCATAACCCGGGAGGACGGGTTCGTCCGCTAAAGAACCGCAACCCCACATGCAAAATTTCGGGATTCCGTTCGTTGAATTAACTCGTCCGCATTTCGGACAATATTTGCTCGCCATTGTTTAACCCTTTTAATTTGCAAATTGTTTTTTTAATAACTCGAAACACGCGTCCGCGTTCTTTTTGTCGTGTTCCGGGGTTTCATGGTTAAAATACTCGACCTTATTTCCGAGTCTTATTGCCCAACAACCGCGGACCTTGTCGAAAAATTTTTCAAGTCTCATAAATCCTCCAATCCGCTAAAATCGACAATATAATTCGGAAACTCTTTATATTCTTTGCCGTCAAGGATTGCTCCGGATTTTGTTTTCCCGACTTTGTCAAAATAACAAACATTTTCGCCATGGAATCCACAACCTCCCGCCTTGTTCATACGGCGGTATTTGTCGTAATACTCCGTCTCTGTATCGTTAAAATAATTGTTTGTTGTTCCGCCTTTGTCGCGTTCGTAAACCGGTTTCCATGTCCCCCATTGTTTAAAGAAAAACGCGACGCCCTGTTCTTTACATTGTTTTTGAATATTTCGGACCCAATCCGGGTGCATGGGACGAGCGTTCGGGCCGGATTCACCGCCACAAATAACCCAATCAATCCCGGTTAAATCAAGTTCGCCAAGGTCCCCGAGTAATGGTTCACAACTCAAAAATTTAATTGCCGCGTCCGTTTTCCTTAAATCGTTGATTCTCCCTTTATATTTCGGGAGTTCAACCGTTACGCCTAACCAAACGTTTTTCGGATAAACAAAATCGGAAAGCCGTTCGGCTCTTTTGGTTAAAATCTGAAAAATGTGTTTATAATTATTGTCGTTAAATTCTATTTGTAATAATATTTTTTTAATATCTTCATCTTTAATTTTTGAATTAAATGTATCCGACATTGAATTTACAAAAATCATTTTTCTTTTATTGCCAAAGGTTTTAAATAGTTCGTCGTAGTGAAAAACAACCTCGTTAAAGTCTTTTTTATATTTTTCTTGTCCCATGGCTTTTAATCGTTTGTGCATAGTCTCCGCGTAACAATTTAAACAACCCTCGGATTTTTTATTGCAACCGGTGATTATATTCCAAGTTTCATTCGTCCATTCTATTTTTGACATTGCCCGGAGCCTCCTTTGAGAACCTCGCGACAAATTAAATCAAAAGAATTTATATATTCCTTTTGAACGTCTGCGTCTTTAATGTATTGAATCGCACTGTTTGTTAAATACGCCCAACGGTGATAAATATCCGGTTTGAGAATATATCCCGGGCCATATTTTTTAATGCGGCGAGTTTTTTCTCGATACCAAACAAAATTCGAGTAAATTTTATAACCTTTTAAATATAACCACGCCGCACAATTAACAAAAGAAAACATTAAAAGAGCGACTCCGAACAAAAACGCAATAATGCCGAATAAATTTTCCATATTAAACCCCCGCAATGCCTGTTTTGAGATTGTTTTTAACGGCTTTATATTCCGAATCGTCTTGAGAATACGTTTCGAGTTCTCTTGCCTTTTGAGCATTGAGACGGTTTTGTTCCGCTTGTTGTTTTTCCTCGATAAGAGCGGCAATCTCGGAAATTAAATCCGAATCGTCGGTTTCTTTTGGAACGTCCATGTTTAAAAGTTCCGCAATCATTAAAATTCCGGCGGATAATTCCTCGATTCTTTGTAATGCCTCGTCTAAAGTTTTGATTTTTTGTTTTCGCATTTTTCCTCCTGTTTTTCTTTTACTCTGTGATATATTTCGCATGCTTTATAAATGAGCCTTGCTTTTTTGTTTCCCTCCGGCGATTCCGCCGGCAATTTATACAATATTTTGAATTTTTCATCGTCAAATTTAATTAACTCGCCCATTTTTCCGCCCTGTCGGTTTTTTCTTTTTTGGAACCGGTTTTCCCTCGGATTTGAAAAAATCCGCAATCGGGATAAAGAATTGTTTTCCATGGCCTTTAAAATGGAGAAAACGTCCTTTTCTCGCCGCTTTACTCTTTGTTATGGTGTAACAAAACGCCGTTTTTATTTTGCCGACTTTTTCGATGGTGTGAATTTGAATTAAATCGCCGTCGCGTAAATATTTGAAAATGTCATATTGAATCCCGAAACAATCGTCCAAGTCGCCGTCCGCGTGGAACTCATGAATTTCGCGATTAACATTTGTTTTTCTCAAGGTGATTCGATTTTGTTCAATGTCATACAATAAAACCCCGATACATTTTTTCGGGCCAAATTTTGGAGATGAGAACCATGAACCTTTATTCAAAATTGTTTCGATGTAAATTTGAGCATTTGTGAAACCATATTCCGCCGTTAATTTGTAATCCTCATATTCTTGTTTGCAAACAAACGCCGCGAGTTGTTGTGCCAAAGATTGAAAATAAACTCGCCCGTCTTTTATTACTTCGGTTGTATAGCCGACATCGCCTTGTTTTTGATGTTCATTTTCCATTTATTCAAACCTCGCATTTTTTGACTTGAATTGAATCAACGTCGATTTTTCCAACAATCGAGAAACGACCGCCTCTCCGAAAAATTGTTCGTCGAGAACCTCAATCGGATTATTTGACGAGATAACGACCGGAGATTCGCTCTCGTATCGGGCATTTATAATCGAATACATCAATTCGCGGACATAATCCGTCGCGTTTAATTTGTCGATGTCATCAATAAAAAGAAAATCCGCCGACGTGTAACGATTGAGGACATCTTTTGTCGTTATTTTAGTTGCCGTATTAAATGAATCTTTAATTTCGTTGATTAAATCAACGGCGTTAATATAGCAAACCCGGAACGCATAATCGCCCGTTAAACGATTTGATAAAATAGACATCAACAAAGTTTTTCCGGTCCCGAAATTTCCGGTTAAAATTAAATTTTTTCCGATAATAAAATCTTTTGCCGCGTCGTTAAAATATCCTTGAACTTGTTTAAAAACTTTTGCTCTTTCCGGAGTGTCTGTTTTGAAATCCTCAAAGTCCATTCCGCGATATTTGAGCGGAATTTTTGCCATTGAGATTAAATCCGTTTTCTTGGCCGCAACATCGCAAGAATTAAAACAATCGTTGAATATTTCGAGTTTTTTGTTTGATTTTATAAAATATCGGTTTATCTTTGTTGCTTTGAGGCAAGAACAATATTGACCGGATTCGAGTTCCGCTCCGCAAAAATTACACTTTTTGTCTTTTATTCTCTCTCCGAATAATTCGGTTAATGTCCTCTTTAACTCCGTTTTTAACTTCTCCATTTAAACTCCTTGTTGTTTTTCTTTATAACCCGCGTACTTGCTTGAATCTGTCGGATTAATATTGACAACTTTTGCCGAACCTCGCGGAAATACTTTTTTGTAAACCCAATTAAATTCATTTAAAACAGCGTAATCATTTTTATATTTTTTGCCGCAGGATTCTTTATAATTTGATAAAATTTCGATTGCTTTATTTTTTAAATCCTCGGTCTTGTAGATGATTAAAAGTTTTTCGATATGTTCGTCTGTTAAAAAAACATTTAAAAATTGACCGTATGTTTTTTTCTTTGGTTTATTAACATCTTTATTCGTACTTTGTTTTTTTACTTTTTTATTAGTATTTATTTGTTCGGGATTTTCCGAATCGGCAGAACTGCAGCGGTTTGACCGTAACGGAAAATCCGTATCGGTGAATGTATTTTCCCCGGGATTCTCGAAAATGTGATAAATTGACTTGAATTGCCCTTGTTCGCGTATCTTTTCAATGGCAACATAACCGAAATTTTGCAAGATTTTTAATGTGCTTGAGATTGCGTCGCGGCCGTCTGCTGACAATGTAGTCAACCCCGCGATTGAATAATTCCAATTCTCCGGCAATGAGAGAATTAAAGACATTAAACCCTTTGCCTTTAAATTTAATTCCTTGTTTTGCAAGTGGTTATTTGACATAACCGTATAATTTTTGTTACGGTGTACGCGTACAATCGCCCCGTTTGAATCGTTTGTCATTTTGAGAACCTCTTTTAATAACCTTTTTTATTTTTCTTCGCCTCTTTGCGAATATTTTTTAAAAGGATTGAATAACACTTGTTTATTTTTGCAGGGCCTTGCTTTTTAATTGCCTCGATTTCGTTATCGGCTTGAATCTTTGCGAACGGGCAAACTATCCTCCCGGACAAATATTCAAACGGAGGAAAATCAACCTTTTTATTTTTCTCCATGTCTTGGATATAAATTGCCAAATAATAACTATATGCCCTACGGTGTAAAGCCTCGATTTTTTTGTTTAATGAATCATCTTTGTTTTTTTTAATTTTTTCTTGAAAATCTTTAAACCAAGAAAAAAGAGTCTTTTTCTCCTTGCTTTCATTTTTTAACTGCATAACAACTCGCCTCCTTTTTGTTTTTTGTCTAACCGTTGCAAAACTTGAACGAAACGAAAAATTAAATATTCTTGTTCCTCTTTTGAATATTCCTCTCCGTCAAATTCAATGACGCATTTTGGATTTCTTTCGTTGTATCGTTCTTTATTCATTTACGCCGCCTCAATCTCGAATAAATATTCGGCGGTGAATTGGTGTTTAAAATAATCGACAACGATTTTAATCTCGCTTAAAGTAAAATCAACCTTTCCATGGAGTTTCCTTGAAAACGTCCCTGGGTGAATCCCGATTTTTTCCGCGAACTCTTTGTTCGTCAATCCTGTTCGTTTAATCTCCGCCGATAAATTGTGAAACATTTTGTTTTCTCCTTTTGCTTTTTTTAATCAATAAGTTAATTTATTAACAAATGTAAATAACAAATAAGTTAATTGATTAACTTGAAACATCTTAAAAAATATTACAAAAAATGTCAAGTTTTAATTTTTTAGTTAATAAAATAACTCAAATAAATATTTAATTAACTTTTTAATTAAAATAACGGTTGCAAATAGTAAATCAATCAAATATAATATTGTCGGAGGTCGCGTTATGCAGAATTTAAGTCTCAAAATGAATTATTTTAAAAAAAAACTAAAACTCACGAATGAGCAAATTGCCGAAAAATCGGGAATCCCTGTTCAAACAATCGCGAGAATTTCGAGCGGTAGAACGCAAAACCCAAATTTAAAAACATTGCGGCAATTAACAAAGGTTTTCGATTGTACATTGGACGATTTAATCAATTTGACCGACGCAAAAACCCCGGTTCTTTTAGATGAGGAGACGGCAAAACTCGTCGAAAAAATGTCAAAAAATGATTCAATAAAAAGATTGTTTGAAATTATTTCAAATATGAATGAGACGGACATTCAAGCCGTTGTCGGACTTGCCGAGCGTTTATTTGTTACAAGTGGAGAAAATTATGTTAATAAAAATTAACAATAACGATTTTAAATGTAAACTTTTTTTAACATTGGCGATAATTTCTTTTTTTACCGGACTTGTTTTGTTTTTTATTAAAACTCCTCTCGGAATCTTGTTGTTGTTAGTTTCCGGGGGATTGAATTTATACTTAAATAAAAAATATCCGGAATTTATAAAAACGTTTATTGACAATAACAAAAAAACCATGCCGGAGCATGGTTTAAAAAATTTCGATATTATTCATATTCAAGGCGTTAAATTTGCCGATTATCAACAAAAACTTTCTTGTAAAATTTCGGACAAAAACATCGTTTTTTCTGATTCCGAAAAAGAACTTTTAAACATCGAATCCGGCAAAATTGAAAATGTCATGGTCTTGGAGGAAATCGAACAAACTCAAAAAAATAAATCAGTTGTTGCAAGGGCAATCGTCGGCGGTTTATTACTTGGCGGCGTCGGGGCAATCGTCGGCGGAATTTCCGGAGCAACTCCAAAATTAAAAACAAATAAAAAATATTTTCTTGAAATCTCAATCCCCGGAGTCAAAAAAATTATAATAACAACTGATAACAACTCAATCAAAGAAATTAAAAAGGCTATTACAAAATAAAAACAAGGTTTTTCAATGGTTAGACAAAAATGTTTAATTTATACTCGCGTTAGTTCCGATGAACAACGTCAAAAAGGATATTCACTCGATTTTCAACATAAAGAGGAAATCTCATATTGCGACGCTCGCGGACTTGAAATTGTTAAGCATTATTCGGAATCGCATACCGCAAAAATTCCGGGACGCCCCGCATTTAATGAGATGATTTCTTATGCTCGCCGGTATAAAATAAAAAATCTCGTTTTTTTAAAGAATGACCGGGCCTCTCGAAATCCGGTTGACTCTGCGACATTATCATTCATGGCGGAACATCAAGGATTTAATATTCATTTAATACAAGATAATCTCGTTTTATGTGAAAATTCCAAACCTCAAGATTTTTTAATTTTTGAAATAAACAACGGATTCTCGAATCTTTATTCTCGAAATTTATCTCTTGAGGTGTCCTCCAAAATGAGAGAAAAAGCAGAGCAGGGTTATTATCCGTCGCATGCCATGGTCGGCTATAAGACAATAAGGATTAAAAAACGCTCTTACTTGGTTATTGACGAGACAAAGGCCCCGTTCATAAGAGATATTTTTAACCTATACGCAACCGGCAATTATTCCTATTTAACACTAGCGGCCGAGATGAGACGTCGTGGATTTCAAGTTTCGCCATGTGTAAAATGCGGGAGGTCTCATATTGAAAAAATACTTAAAAATCCGGTTTATATGGGGGATTTTATATGGAAAGGAAAAAGATATTTCAATGGAAAACATCAACCGATAATTTCCGCCGAATTGTATTATATTTGTCAAAAAGTTATTAAACAAAAAACATCAACAATAAAGGTTAAAAAAATGACGTTTTTATTTTCTGGTTTTATAAAATGCTCTCATTGCGGCTGTTCTCTTGTCGGAGAATTAAAAAAGGGGAAATATGTTTATTACCATTGCACCGGGAATCGCGGGGGCGATTGCAAACGAAATCGATATTTGAGAGAGTCGTTTGCCGAGGACCAATTTTTAAGCATTTTAAAATCGCTTGTTGTTACTGATGAGGGAATGGCAATTATTCAAAATCAAATTAAACAACAAATTGAATCCGCAAATAAATACAATGAGGAACTAATAAAAGAAACTCAAAAAGAAATCGACATTTTAAATAATCGTTTAAATAAAATGTTTGATATGTATCTCGACGGTAACTTGGAGGAGAAAATTTACGACAAAAAGAGAGATGATTATCAAGACAAACTTAATTCGTTAAATTTAAAGATGTCGAGATTAAATGCAACGTCTGCGGATGTTGTTGATTTTTCAAAAAAAATACTCGAACTTTTTAAAGACGCTCCGGGATTATATTTGAGAGGTTCGGTCGAGGAAAAACGAGAATTGATAAAACTTGTATGCTCGAACTTTTTTTATGACGGCGAAATCCTTAATATAAAAATAAAAGAGGCGTTTCAACCTTTAGTCAAAATTGCCTCTTTATTAAATGGTGGGCCGCAGTGGACTCGAACCACCGACCTCACCCTTATCAGGGGTGCGCTCTAA